GCAGATTGTGCGTGACCTCTATGTTGGTAATCATAGTTAGTACCAGAAGTATCTCCAGTAAATCTTATACCAACATTTGATACATTGTTTCCATTACCCCAAGAAGCTATTTGCCAGTCAATCATTAAATCATTATTAACTCTATCTAATGGTGTATAGTTTGAACCACTATCTGTAGTGACATTTGTGTTAGTCCAAACAAAGTGATTAGTTGTTGAATTTGATAATGAACCTATTCTTCCATATTTTTCCCAAACATGAATTTTCTTAATTACTCCACTTGGTGCGTCTGTCCAACTAGGATTAGCACCTGAACCACCTGTTTTAAGTAATTGTCCTGCTGTTCCTGCCGCTAGTCTTTGTAAACCAGAGCCGTCTCTGTAAAGTAAATCACCTTGAGTTGTTATTGTTGTTCCAACGTCTGTGCCGTCAGTTCCTGCTTGTGCCATTACGTCCCAATAAGTACCGTTGGTAGGAAGGTTACCTGTACTTGCTAGTTTGCACATATATGAAGAACCATTATAGCTTACAACGTCATCAACGACATAAGCTGTTCCCCCTGCATAAGCTCCCTTCCATTTGAACTTAATGCTTCCTAAGTTTACTGTAGCCATATTATTTTTCTCCTTGTTATATTGTAGCTATTAGTTCGCCATTATTAATCGACCAAGTGAAACCACTAGCCGCATAAAGCACATCATCAAAGTTGGCGTAATCCGTTGCTGATATGTTGTCTGCTCCTTGATTAGTTGTTGTAACAATCAAGTTGCCATTATTGTCTCTGTGAAATCCATATACTTCTGCTGAAGAAGCATTTGCGTATTCGAGTGCATTTGCCGCCGCATTAACAACTAAAGCCTGTCCTGCTGTACCTAAACTTGCAGGTGTATTTGTTAAATCATTAATTGATATGTTCGCTAATTGGAATGTACCATAAGCCACTACCATAAGAATATCATTAACACTTGCACCACTTGCTAATACTACGCTTGTACCTGTAGTTGCTGTGTAGTCTGCACCTGCTAATTTCACACCATTTAGGTAAACGTCAATAAATCCTGCGTCATAAGCCATAACAGCAGAATTAGAATCTGCACCACTGAATGTTGTTTGACCTGCTGTTGCTGTATATTCAAATCTGTTTGCTGTTCCGTTTACAGTAGAACCTGCCGCCGCCCAACCTGAAGTTTTGTAGACTTTAAGTTCATTCGCCGTTGTATCGAAGTAAAGGTCTCCAACATCATTTGATGTAGTTGGAGCACTACTAGAAATTCTATATCTTTCTGCAAAAGAGTTTACTCCTGATAAATTAGAAGCAACACTATTTACATTAGTAATATCACTAGCAACAGCATTAACATTTGTAATGTTTGTAGCGACTGTATTAATGTTTGTAGCATTGTTTGCTACTGATGTTACATTAGCATTGTTTGTAGCAACTGTAGTTACATTTGCTGATATTCCTGCAACTGTTGTGACGTTAGCTGAAATTCCTGCTACAGTATTTACATTAGCTATATCATTTCCAACTGTATTAACATTAGCAATGTTAGTTGCTACTGTATCAATCTCTGAAGTTGCTTCGTTTAAATCGTCTGCTACAGTTTCTACTTCTGAAACTGCTTCTGCTAAATCATTTGCTACTGCAATAACTTTTGTAATATCTGCCGCAACAGTATTAACTGAAGTAATATTTGTAGCTACTGTATTAATGTTTGTTTCGTTTGAATTAGCTGTAGTTATTGCTGATATGTTACTATTAACAGTATTAATTGCCGCTATGTTGCTATTAACATTGTTAAGAGTAGCTTTATCGGAACTTGATAACCAAGTGTTTTCAATATAATTTTTTGTTGCGGCGTCCTGATTATCTACAGGGTCAGCAACATTAATTAATCTTTTATTTTGTACGTCAAATTGAAAGTTTGTATTAGAAACTTTAATAACGTCATTGGCGTCATCAATCGCCTCTTGTCCCATAAAGAACGCTTGGTCTGAGTCTGTGTCTAAATCTGATTCTGTTAATACTGAACCTGACGCATAATCAACAAGTTTAGTTCCTTGAGATGTTTTTCTTCTAATTTCAATAGCCGCCGCCGAAGCAGGTGGGCTATTAAATGTCAGCGTTGTCCCTGCCGCATTTAAAGTGTAAGCGGTAGTAGCTGAACCTGCAAGAGTTACTACAAGGTCTGCTGTACTTCGATACGAAAATGGTATCGAATAGGCTGACGTATTACCGTCACCAGTATACCTTACAAAACTATTTGCCATATTGTTAAACCTTTGTGTTATTTATCTCTTCTAAAAGGGGTACTTTATTGAGTTAGCTCATTCAGGATTGATTTGTTTCTAATCTTCTCCTTTTTCATAAACTCATTCTCTATTTTATCAGCAAATCCCTTATCTTCGTTAATGTTTAATACTCTGCCTTTATACTCAATGACAGCGTGTTGAAGCATGAAATCTCTTGCTAGTTTTTCATAATCTCTAATTATATCTTTTATAAACTCGTCACCGAAATATTTACCTCTGACCATAGGATTACCTCTGTAATACTTATTAAATTCAGAAGTTTTATCCTCAATCATGTAATATATTGTTTCATTAAGTGTCATTAATTTGCCATTAACTCTCATCTTAACTTTACCTTTAAGCTCATTCATAACCGTCCACATTGTTGCACCTTCAGGTATATCTAAATCTTCCATTTTAAAATGTTTGTTTTTTGCAAAATCTATAAATTTAGCTTTCTTCATGTTTAATCTATTAGCTAATCCAACATCTATTGTGTGGATAGGAGCTCTCCAATTAACATTTAAAGATTCTAATATTGCTTGACCTCTTTCTGAGAATACAATTTTTTCACCTTTAGAGTTTACCATATTGGTACTTATACCAGTATAGTATGTTAAAGGGTCTTGAAACGCACCTAAGAATAAACCTTTAGGCACTGGGTAGTTATTACCAAACATGTCTTTTTTAGGAGACAACGCATTTCCAAAATTAAGAACATCTAAATTAGCACCACTTTTTTCATTAACAAATTTAAGTAATTCATGTGGTGATGATTGTATTAAATGGTCTTTCATATTAATTAATTCTGCTTCAGCGTCACCTAAGACTTTATTTTGCCAACGCCATTGTGTTGCCATAGGAATAAGTTTAGAAGTTTGTCTACTAAAGTGTTTTGCTAAAGTATCTACTTGAACTTCTCCCTCTTCACCTGATACATCAGTGTCACTTACTAATGCCATAAGTTTAAAGAAATCTTGTGTCATCAAGTTTGACGCAAATATGTGAGACCATAATGAAAATGATGAACCTGCAAAATGTCTCATCATGTCAATCATCATTCCTTGCTCTTGTGAATACAAAGGGTCTTCCCACATGTGTCCCATTTTCTTTGTTGCGTCTGCAATAGAAGCCATAACCATAAATGGAATTGTTAATGGAAAGTATCTTTTAAGACTAACATATCTCATCTTACCGTCTTTCATATATTTTAAAGCAAATCTATGTTTAGGGTCTTTTTCGTCCCAACCAGTTATCATTCCATTAAATGCGGCATAACCTGCAATCGCATAAACTAATGCACCTGTTGCTTGAATACCTTGAGCTTTACTTCTAACAATAGGGTCAGACGCACTTCTCATAGCATTAAATTCCATGTTCAATCTATTTAGTATTGGTGTCATTTGCCAACCATACTTTAATAAGTTTACTGGTGTTTTAACAAAGTGTAATCCAGTCAACACTCTAAGTAATGGTTGTGACTGTGCCATTTTTAATAATGTATTACCCACATTAAGTTTACTTTGCTGTTGGTCAGGAAAGAATTGATTTTTGTCTAACATCTCATTTCTCATATTCTGAGTAAATGAATTTTCTCTTGCTCTGTATTGTGGGTCATTCGCCATTGACTTAGTTAAATCATCTAAGGTAGCTGTTTCAAGTTTATTAAATGACGCTGTACTTCTAAAGTTACCAAACTCATCTTCATATTGAAAATACAATTCATTCCATTTTTGTTGAAAGTCTGTTAGCTTTTGTTTATTGGCATTAAGTTTAGATAATTCTTTATTTAGCTTATCTATTCCTTTTTGTATTTTTGCTTGAGCTTTTGGTTTAAGATTTGTGTCAGTTAATTTAGCTTCTTCAAATCTAATTCTTTCTTTTACAGATATAATAGCTTCATCATTTGCTACTGCTTTTTTCTTATCACCTATTTTTCTTGTTTTCCATAACTCAGGGTAAAACATTCTCATACGTTGATTTACGTTAGCCACACGTTGTGCTCTATTAAACATGTTTTTCATTAACGTATCACCTGCTTGTAAACCTCTTAAAGTTATAAAAGCAAATTTTGCTAAAGGTGTGGCGTTCATAGCCATAAACTTTTTAAATCTACTGTCAGACTCTCTTAATTGTTTTAAGAAAGTTTCCATGTTTCTTGTTTGTTTACCGTCAAATTGGTGCTCAATAGTATCACCAATACTTCGGTTTGCTTTCCAAGATAATCCTGCTTTTTTCCATGAAGTTCTAAAGAACATAAATTGAGCCGCAAATAAGTCTCCTGCCATTTGCATTTGGTTGTAACCTCTTTTCCAGTTACCACCTGCCATACTGACAAGACCTGAAAAGAAATCATTTATATATCCTATTTGAAATCTTATAGCGGCAGACGTTAAGTTTACTTCGTGTGTTGTTAAGTCACCAAGTATGTTTGCTGTTGCATATTCATTTAATGCGTCAGTCCACTTAACTTGTTTTGTTTTCTTTTTTCTATTTACTTCACGAATAACTTTTCGCATTACTTCATCATTTTCAGATAGTTTAGCTAAGTTATCCAGTGCTTCTAATTTTTTAGCAGAACTTTTTATACTACTTATTTCTTCTAACATTTTAGGCATAACTTCTGCTAGAGCTTCATCAAATTCCATTCGCAATTTATCAGCGTCAGTTAATTTAACTTCTAATTTTTGTGATTGTAAAGCGTCAGATACGCCTCTTACTCTTACTAAATGTTCTTGTAAAAGTTTTAATTTTTCATTTAATGCACCTTGCAATTTATCAGCTAATATTAATTTTTCATTAGGGTCTATTGCTTCATCAACAAGTTTTCTTATTTCGGCAACTTCTTTAGCTTTATTTAAAAGATTCATTCTACCTGCTGTTATAGTAGGTGCTAGTTCAGGGGAAATAGCAGTTATTAAATCTAACTCTTTTGCTAAAGCGTTTACATCTTTTAATTTAAGTTGTGCTTTTTGAAATATTTGTTCTAACAAACCTTTTCTTACATTTGTATCTATTGAACCGTCTTTAACTAATTTTTTAATACCTTTAACTAATTCTTTAACTGCGGCGTCTTCACCTTCACCTGTACCAAATTTACTTAAATTAAGAATAGGTGTCTTTCTTTTAATATCATCTGCTTTATTACTAATTGTTTGTCCTTCAGAAACTTTTTCAGTTATCGGTATCTCCGAAGAAGATTTTGGTTTTTGTTTGGGAATGTCAGCAGAAACTTTTGCTGTATCTGAGCCACCTTTAGCTTGAGCTTTAATTGATTCTCTAATGGCTTGTGCTTTTTTAGCTATATCTTTAACACCTGCTTTTTCTAAAAACTCTATGTAGGCTTTATGTGAAGCACTTTCACCTTTGCCACCTACTATATAAAGAGCTTTAGCAATGTCGTTATCAAAATTTAATTCAATTTGTCTATTTCCGTAATTGTATGTTGGTTTTGCACCACTTAATTCTTTTGGTAAAATTGTGTTATCTACTGTTATTTCATCAACAGCAGAAATCTTTTCTCCTGTTAAAGTTTCTAAATCTGATTTCTTAAATGTTTTTGTAGCTTTTGCACCGTCAGGTGAAACAAATGATACTTTAATTTTATTACCGTCCATTAAGATAACTTGTCCAATGTTACCTCTGTCGGCTGTTCTTACTTTAGAACCAACAACCATTTTTAAAGTTGTTTGTCCTGACTTAGAAACATTCTTACCACTTTCACCAGACCAAGTTTTATCAGCATTAGTACCTGCACTACCAATGTCTCTATCTAAGTCACCTTTAAATCCGTCACCTTTATCATAGAATTTACCTGCTTTACCTTTAGCAGACCATGCACCGATTGCTCCACCAAGTATACCTTGTGCAACACCACCAAATAAACCTGCTCGTAATGTTCTAGTAATATTGTAATCAGTCATTAAGTTAGCGTCTATCTCAGCCGACTGTCTTAATGCGTCTGCACCTGCACCAACAGTAGCACCTACTGCCGCTTCTGCACCTGCTATTTTAGCTCCTGCTCTAATAGTTGCATTTTTAACAAATGCTTTTTTACTTACTTCTTTTAATACTGTTTTAGCACCTTGTTGAGCTACAATTTTTCCTGCACCTAATGTAAATAAGTTAATAGGGTCAGCGATAAGAGCAGGGGTAAAATGATAAAGCCATTTATATAAAGGCACACCACTTCCTCTTCCCCAGTATGGAAGGTCAGCATAAAGCTGAGTCATCTCAGCCCAGTCACCTTTGTATTGTTGGTCTTTAGTTAATACTTGTGTAACATCTGCACCAATACCTACAGTGTTCCATTCAGCCCATATTCTATCTGCATAAAAAGTTTCTATTAATTCTTGTTTTGTCCATTCTTCAATAGGTCTACCACCTGCTTGTATAATAGCAGTTTCTTGAACTCCACCTTTGTAGAAACGTCTTAATGTGTTTTCAAATTCATCTGATTGTAATTTTTGTAAAGCCAACTCTTGTCTGTTTAGCTTGTTCATTTTATCGTATCTCTTTTTTTCTATTTGAGTTCTACGATTTTTATGAAGACCCTTATACTTCTTATCTTTATCTAGCGTACTGTCGTATGCTTCATAAGTAGTTGTTCTAAGTTCAGCCATTAATTGTCCTTTTAGTTAGGGAATACAAATTCAAGTAATTGGTCAAATTCATTTGGAGAAATACCAAACATAGTTGCTAAATTTTCTTGAGCTTCAGTTGATAGCCCTGCGATTAAATTAAAATTAGGTTGCATATTTAAAACGCTCTCTAAATTTGTTATTACTAATTGTCTAAATTTTTCTACATCACCTTTTCCAACATTATCACCCCAGTTATTTTCCATAAGGTTTTGCATATCAGCCCACGATTGAATCTGAACATCACCCACTGCTCCTAGATTTAACAAAGTTGAATTTAATCTAATGTTATCTTCTATTTGTTTTCTTTGTTCACTGAAGTCTTCATCAGTAATTCCTAATTGTTTTAATATTGTTTCGGCTACAAGGTTAGTGTCATTTTCTGTAAAGATTTTATTAAAGCCTTCCATTTCCATTAACTTTTTAAATCTTGGATTTTCTTGTAATACTTGCATAATTGGACGAAGTTCTCTATTAGCTATCGCCACTATCTCATCTATCTCTTCACCTTTAAATAATTCACTTGTTTCTTTAATTTGACTGTCAGCCCATTTCTTAGGTATTGTATCTAAATCAAGACTATCAACATCAGTTAATCTAAAGTCATCAGTAAGTTTTTGGTCTATAGCTGACTTAAATGCGTCAGAAGTATATAAAGCAACTTTTTCTGCATACTTATCATTCAACCATTTTTCTTGTTTTTGTAACCATTTTTCTTGGTCTTTAATATCATCTGTTGGTAATGGTTTAGGGTTCTTTGCGTACCATTGTCTATATTCCGCATTTATATCCATTTCAACTAAATCAAAAGCTACTTGATTGATTTGGTCAGCGTCACCACCATAAGAATCTTCAGGAACTAAATCAACCATAATTTTCTGTAGTTTAGTATGAAGGTCAACTACTTGACTATCAAGAACAGGGTTGCCGTATCCTGCATTTATACCTCTTTCAATATCTTGGTTTAATCCTATAAGCTGAGAAATTGTAGACCAACTGTTTGTATGTTGTAATATTTCACTCATCATAAAATCTGCGTCTTTATCCGCAAATTCACCGTCTAAAATTCTTTCTTTTAATTTTTCTACAGCACCTTTGTCTTCCGTAATATCATTCAAATTTGTTGTAATACCATTTATAGTTGTTGCCATTTCAGGGTATTTATCAATCATAGCTGTAATAAGAACTTGTCTTTTACCTAAATCTTTTTCAGAAAATATATTTACTAAACCGTCTTCTTTTTCTTTTTTAATAGCTCTTTGAACTTCTGTATAATTTTGATTTTCCATTGCTGTAATTCGGTCATCAATCTTTTTATTTAAGTCTTGAGCTTTAGGGTCAGTATCTAATAATGAACCTAATTCATTACCACCTGTTCCTTTACCTCTATTTAATTCTAAAATTGCTATAGCCTTCTCTAAGTCTTCTACTGTTTCGGCTGTGTTATATAATTTAGTAGCATAACTTAGTAATACTGTATTTTGTTCTGCACCTGTTAAAAAGAATTGTCTTTTACCTTTACCGTCTAGTTTGGGAAGTTCTATGCTAGTAGCTTTAAGTGTCCCCATTATGTCTTCAACCTTATTCACAGACTCTAATAGTGTAACTACTTTTTGTATTTTTTGATTATTGTGCCATGCACCTTTTAATTCAGCGTCTTTAATTTTTTCTTCTGTCTGCCATTCTTGAAACACAGCAGAAAATCCTAAAACAAAACTATCATCTTGGTTGTTTAAATCATATCCTTTTATATTTACACCGTCTCCTTGTATAAACTTTTTATGAAACTCTGTTAAGTTCATACTGGTATAATCATATTCTCCTGCCGCAACAGCTTTTTTAATTTGTGCTATAGCGTCAGCCGCCGCAAATCTACCATTCTGTCCTTGTACTGCTGACTCAGCATACATGTTAGACAAGATAGCATTTTCACCACCTAAAATAATTTTAGTAATTTCTTCTGTAGATTTACCTTCATTTCTTAATTTCATCATTTCAGCAACAGCGTCTTCTTTTTTACCTTGTATATAATTAGCTCCTGCGGCTTCAAATGATTTTATGTTTCTATTAATAGCATTATGTAAATCTGATAATGGGCTAGATTCTGCTACTCTTGGTCTACCTTCATAAGTAGAACCATAATATTTATTTGTAACTTTAGATTTATATGCCATAATTATGCTTTCGATTTAGCTCCATAGTTTTTAAAGAACTTACGTTCATCTCTTGGTGTTGCCATATATGAAGCACCTGCACCTGCTATATCTAATCCTAATGCAAACATGCTTGGCTCATACACTGGCGTTAAACTATTATAAGTACGCTTTAAGTTTGCGTAAGCGTCACTTCGTTGATTGTTAAGAGTAATCATATCTCCTGTAAATTCTGCATTAATTTGGTTATAATCTAAATCCATAATAGTACCAATATTCTGTACTACTCTTGTAGCATTACCAAATCCTAAATTTAATCCTGTTGCTTGGTCTTTTTTACGTTTTTGTTTTTCTGCTAGTTCAGCAATATATTTTTCTCTTGCCGCCATTCCTCTTTCAGTTTCAATCTTACCTAAGTCTGCTAGATAAGCGGCGTCTGCTGTCATACGAGCTCTAGTGTTAGCCCACGCATTTTCTTTTGCTTGACGTTTTTTCTCTTGGTGTCCTGCTACTGCTCCGACAATTTTAACTGCCGCCATAGCTTCATTTACACCGCACATTCTAACTCCTTCATCATTAATAAAAATGGTATTTGTTTATGTCCATAAGTAGGGAACTCTTCTCTTGCAGTAAACCCAAGTAGCTGTAACCATTTTAAAGCTACCCAGTTTCTTTTATCTACAAAATTATATAGGTGTTTATAACCTTTACCCATTTGAGCGACCCAATAGGGACATTCTTTTAAAAATTGCCTAGCGTGATTTTTTGCTAATTTATCACTAGACAAAAGCCAAGCGATACCAAAGTCAGGTTCACTGCTTGGTGTTGAACCAAACATACCTATGACACCTTCTTCTTTAGTACCAATTATTGAATATATCCTTGCACCTTTAATTGTAAAAGGAACAACAAGAGCTTGTAATGGTGACATATTATCTGACGCCATTATCTCTGCTCTGTCATCTTTACGCATATTAGGAGCTAACTCCAATGCGTCTTTTAAAATTGCAGGTCTAACGTATTTTTCTTTTTCCATATTACATTCTTCGAGAACGTCTATGATAGTAACCTTCTACTTCTGCACTTGCTAAATACATAGGTAAGTGTGATGAGCTTTTAATCTCACAAGTAAAATCGGTATTTCTACATTGAATAGGAACTCTTAACGTACCTGTTGCGAGAGGCACTTGGTTAGGAGCTCCTGTAAATCCAATGACATACCCTGTCATAAATGTTGTATTCGTAGTTCTATTTTGTGGTGTTACTTCAATTTGGAAATAACCAGAATTTTCATAATCAAAAGATATGTTTCTAATTTGGTATCTTCCTGAAGTTACTGAGACTAAACCTTTACCAGTATCTTCTCTTATATACTGAGGGCTTAGTACATACTTAGATTCATAAGGCACACCGATTGTTAAATTAGTGTGATTACCTACTAAAGTATAAGTACCACCACTTGTATTTGTTAATGTGTAGTTTGTGCCGTTAGTATTATCAACGGCTATCAAACCAGTTTTTGCACCATAAGGTGCTGTTAAAGTTGTTAAATTGGTTGCACTGTCATAACTCCCTGTTACTGTTTTCTTTAAGTCAACATAGATTCCAAATCCTAATGTTGGGTCTTTTAAGTTTCTTAAATCTATTCTAAATAATTTTGTATCTGTACCTTCAACAGCAATTAAATAAATGTAACTGTCTACTGATAATCCACCTAGTATTTTAACTCCATTAAATTCCCATTTAGACCAAGCTGTTTGTACTTTTTCACCTCTATCAAAGAAGTATTTATAAAAATACATAGTATCAGCATTAGTCGGTGCTACTGCTGTACCAGTTGTATACGGTGCACTTTGTGTATCTGCCGTATCTGAACATAAAAATATTAGTGAGTCTTCAATCGTATTACTAATAATTTGATATGGGTTTGTTGGTATTAAATTTTGTACTGAAACTGTTATATCTAAACCGTCATTTGTTAATGTATCATCATCAGCATAATATTCTCTTACTGCTGTGTTGTTGTTTCTTGACTGACAGAAATATGCAAAACGTCCTGCCGCTACAGGTGTTACTCTATCTTCATGCTCAAAACTAGATACTTCATTAAGTATAGCTGTTGTTGGGCTTATTGTATCTCCTGCATGGTCAAGTTTGTATTGTGCTGTATCAGAAAATAGTAATAATGTTTCATTAAATGATACAGAATTTTTCAATGTATTAACTTGTGTACCTGAAGAAGCAATATCAATAGGGTCTGTATCTAATACTTGTGTTACTGTTGTAGCAAAGAAATTAAAGAACCCTGCGTTTTCAGATAAAATTAAATTTTCACCTGATAATATTCCTAATCTGTTTTTATAAAATGTTAAATTTTGAATTGTCTTTCCTAAAAATGTAGGGTCAGGATTTGTGTCTGTATCACCACATGTTCTATCAACCCAATCTAATTCTTTAAATGTAAATGTACCATTGTTATTATTAATTAAAGCATGAGGCATTGTACTGTTTGTAGCACCTAAACTTGTATCAGGTGCAAGAGTTTCAGACCAAACACCACCACCTGCATATTTTACAAAGTAATCAGAAAGTGTATCACCTTCTTCACCTGTAACTTTTATTATCATATTTGCTTTTGCATAATAAGGTAACTTACTAAAATCTTGTATTGTATCTCTTACATGATACATTGCTGTACTACCTGCACCGTCTGACGTACTAACAGAATAACCTGAATTGTTATCTGTAGGTTTTCCGTAAATTACGTTATCATAACTTTCAAATGCAAACTTACCAGTTATACCAGAGTAGTTTGCTAAACCTTGTGAAGTAGATAATGTAGCATTAGTATCTGTTCTAACAGTTTTAAATCCTATTTGTGACGCTGAACCATTCCAGTGTGTACTAGAAGTACCATATAATAAAATATCTTTAATTTTATCTGAGTCTCTAAATCCACTATCAGTTGTTGCGTCATTACCTGACGGCATTTGGAAGATAACTTTAATTGGATAACTCCAAGTAGGGTGATTTAAAGTTACTGTATATTCTCTACCGTAGTTTGTAGCTTTTACATATATTAAAAATTCTTCTTGTTTTGCCGCAGACTTATTTGTGTCAGCCGTTGGTGTAATAGATTTGTTAGCAACAAAAGTATAATCTGCAATATTAACTAATTTAAAATCGTCTCTTGGATTTGTTGTAGTTAAATAACTTGCACCACTTTGTATAGTAACTGTTTTTTCAACACCGTTTAAATCATAAACTTTGATACCACCATTATAGAAAGCAACTATATATTGGTTTGATTCATCTCTTTGTATACTCCATATTTTTGTTTTATTAGGATATACATTTGTACTATCTACTGTAGCGATATACTCAAGCGGCGGTCTTTTACTTAAACCGTCTACTATATTGTTTTGTAAATTAATTTGGTCAGAGCCTTGATTAATTCCTCTCTGTGTGGGTGTCTGCTGACTTATCCCATTTATGAAGTTAGGAATACTCTGCGAAACTACAGCCATTAGTAAGTCCTTCTGTGTGGTCTATTAATGATTGAAAAAGTATTTTGGTCACCTTCTAATATGTTTAAATCTGATTCTCTTGTGTCTGCTTGTTCAAAAGCAACCAGTGCTTCATTTTCATCTTGACCAATTAATTGTGTTATTTCTTTATCCCCAATAAATCTAGCCGCAAACCGTCTTGCTGATTTAACAGTAATATATCGTCTAGCGTATTCTGGTAAATGTTCAAATTGTTGGATTAATACTACATCTAATTTTGGAGCAGATTCAAAAACATCTGTGTGTTTTTCTAGGTTGTATAGATAACCGTCTCTGATTGTGTAGTTATATTGACGTTGGTGGTCATCTGCTTGAACGCAGTTTGTTGGAAGGGGAATTTTATTGTTTGAGTCTAGTGACACTGTAAATTCTATGTGACGATTAAAGTTGTGTCCTGCACTTTGTATTGACATAGAAGTTTCGTCTAAAATATTTTTAGCGACTGATACGTCAACACTTGTTGTACCTGTAATTGAGTTCACAGGAGCTTCGCCGATAACGGAAAGCATTGTGTTGACAGCTTGTAGTTCCGTTGTGGGTGTTATCTGAGTTGTCATGCTTTTCCTTTTTTAAAAATTAAAGTAGGGGATTTAGTCTCCCTCGTCCCCTACTCCTTATAAGTATAAAGTAACGTAAAGTATTACGCTTCTTTAATTCCTACAGCCGCTTCAGGTCTTAGAACTCCATGACCCATAGCGTATTTAGCTACCATTAGCGTTCCTTGACGTCTAATATCGTAGTCCATTTCAGTCGCTAAATCCATTAACTTAACAGTTCCAACTGCTGAAGGGTGTGATACTAAACATACATAGTTAGCTAAGTTCACTCTTTGTGGGTATGCACCAGTAGCAGTCTTACCTGCGTCTACTGCTGTAGATGAAGATAAGTCAGAAGCAACAAAGTGAGGTGTAGGTACTAATTCAATACCTGCAATCTTCAATACTTTGCCGTCTTTTACGCCGCCGTTTGCACCACCA